CTTTCATAAAGCCGGGAAAACTTTCGTTAACACTGTCTGACAAGCTGTCATACAACTGTATCGCAGATTCCTTATTCCATTCCATCTTACCGCTTTCAACGTCATCTTTTAATACAGGCCATGCACTAAAGTAACAACTATCAGTATCACCATATATGATTGTGTCTCCAGTGTGATCATACTTGCCTGTTAGTGCTTCATTGATGTGTGCATCCATGTGTTTAGCAATAGCACGCCCTGTTAGCGTGGTTGATTGCCCAATACGTTTGTCAAAGAAACGACACCCTGGATTAAGAATAGCACCATACAAACTGTTCAAGTTAATCTTTTTAACCAGCTGTCGCTTATCCCAAAATGCTCGTTCTTTGGGGTCGGTTGTCTCTCTCATTTTTGCTTGTAGTTCTTTACGTTCTTTGTACCAACGTTTTAGTAGTCCAGGCACAACTGCTTCTGTTTCATATGTAAAGATAGTACCATTCGCACTCAGTATCCACGGATTGTTATTATCAAATATCATTTTCCATATATTAGCCGCCGAGTAGGTATCTTCTGCACCGTTTGCCCACTCAACGGTTATTTCTGTTCCGACATCTTTAGCCATAACTGCTTCGTACTCTAAGCTACCAAACAAGCCCTCCCACGCTGATGCAAATGAGTTACCTTTGGCCATCTTCTCTTTGATATAACGATCAGTCATTATAGGTTGCAGTTGCCCAACAATACTTTCATTGCCCATATTCAATGCTTGAATAGCTGACGGGTACAGTGAATTAATATCAACACTTCCTATCCAATCATGTAAGCCTTTCTTAGGAAACGCTACATAGGCACCTGCGGCCTGTGTATCCTCTCCTGTTAAGCGTTCTCTTCTGTTTGGGACCACAAGCCCACGTTCATGTGCTTCGTTGATTATAGCACTCTCTGTAACAGCTACAGCACCCATTGTTGTTTGTAGTAGCACTGTGTTTGCGTGTGCTAGTTCATTGGCTAAATCAATAAACTTTAGCTTATCATCTAATTTTTTAAGCAGTAGGGTATCTTGTCTGTTGTATTCAATAAATGTTTCAAAGTCATTGTTATACAATTGATCTAGTGTGCCTTCATAGTTTGTTTTACGCTCTTGAAGTTCGTGTTCACCAATAGCATCTAATGAATAACTATGTCTTTCTTCATATGTATATTTTCTATACAGTTGCATATAGTCCATATGCACACGACCAATGGTATCAAATGTAACATTTTCAGCACCAAAGCGTTCAAATGTACGTTTCTTAGGTAGCTGATTCCATAAACAAAATCGTCTAGTATCATCTTTAGATAATACTTTTGTTACTCTGTTAACACAGTACGGAATATCATATCCTTCACTGTTCCATCCTGATAGTATATCAGCGTCTTCTAATAGATCTAAGAATGTGCCTAATAGATCTTGTTCACGTTCAAACAGGAATGTGTCAGTAAATTTATCACATGTATTTTGTGCTTCTTCCCAACTCATACCTTTTGGAGGTAGTGCTAACGTAACCATCTTGTCTGCCCAATCTAAGTAAACTGAAATAGCTGTTATGGGATTAAAAGGATCATCTGGGCGACTGTATCCTTTCTCTGGATCAAAGTCAACCTCAATATCAAAGAAAGCAACATTTAGTTTAGGTGCGTCAACACCTTGATAGTTATCTGCTAGACAACGGAATACAGGATTAATATCTGATTCAAATAGTTTCTTATCACTTTGTATTTTAACTTCTCTATGGAACTCTTTAGCAGAGCGTGTAGCGAAGCGACTTACTGGTGTTCCGTAAATTGATTTGTGTTTGCCTTTTTGGTCTTCGTAGTAAAATACGTAACTGGCAGGAAACTCTGTGAACTTACGTTCCCCGTTGATTCTTTCTACAATATGTATCTTGTCGCCATTGCGATCAAATAGTGCATCTATGTAACTCATTCATTTCCTTTATCATTTATGGCTGATTTACCGTTAACATGCAGGTTAGGCCTGCGAAACCGTTACCACCAATAGCTGGCAACTCCATATCCAAATATATTTACCACAGCAAAGTAGGTGGTCAGTATCATTGGTGTTGGTATTCTTCTACGCCAATAAGCGTATATAGCACTGAGCGATCCTATAAAAAATCCAGGATATACTATCTTCATGTTTGGAGCATCTGCGTGTATTGCCAAATATAGACTGGCAACTACAGTAAAAACTAAACTAACTTGTTCGCACCAAAAAGCAATATGATCTTTGTGATAGCTTTCTACCCACATTTCCCACAATTTAGTCACTAAAGAGTTTTGCCAACCGTCGTCAGTATTGTTTCTAGTGTTTCGTGATCTTGTTGTTCTTGTTGAAATTCTGATTTATATGCTATTCTTAGTGCTTTGTTTAAGATACTAGGTTTGATTTGTAGTTCTTCTGCAACTGCTTTAACAGTATCTTTAAGACCGCCTTGTAAAGTTTCTACTTCGGTCATAACACCAAGGCCTTCATTGATAAGATTTGATAGCTTCTTTTGCTGTTCTGATGAAAAAACTGTAGACATCTTTGATTCTCCTTATTAACAATACTAGTAATTATAGCATCATTGTCAGGAGAGTCAAATTATTTGGTTATTTTAATTTCTGCTTAATAGTTTTACTATTTGTGCTTTAAGTTGGTCTAGTTCTTGACTGTGATACTTGTCAACTAGTTCTTGACTAGCAATATCAGCTTGTTCTTGATCATTTTCTTTATCTAAACGATCAACATCTTTTTCTAAGCCCATTGCTAATGCGGCCACTGGATCACCTTTAGTAATTCCTGCTGATTTAGCTTGTTGCTTTTTAAGTGCCATTTTAGTTTTAACATCCATCTTGCCAGTGATGTCATCTTTTTTAGCTTCTCTAGTTAAACTTGCTTGTGTGCCTATTTTAGTTTTCATTAACTGTTCTAAATCATTATGATCTAATGGTCCAATGCCTTTAACAGCTTCGCGTGTTGGCATACCTAAGTCAACCCAAGTTTTAAATTGTTCTTCACTTGGTGTTGAGTATGGAGACCAGTCCATGTCTACTTTTTTGCCATCTTTTTCAGCATAATGAAACTTTTTAGTAACATCATCATCCTGCTCTATATCTTCACCGTACTTCCAACCTTTATAGTCTTCTTCCATTTTTTTCTTAATTGCACTACTTGCAAGTCCACCTGCAATTCCACCTACAACTGCTCTTCCGATACCTCCAGCGGCACCAGCCACCGCTCTTCCAGCGGCACCAGCCACCGCTCTTCCAGCCAGGCCTGCTAGTGCTGGTAATATTTCGTCAATTTTCTCAACACTTTCAGTTGTTTGTTCTATCCAACCGTTGCCATCACAGCTATCACACTCTTCGTATTCTTCTTCACCGTCATCGTTTTCGTATTCTATTTCGCCTGTGCCGCCACAGTTATTACAACCTACTTGTTTCCAATCTTTTTCGTGTTCACCTGGACCGTAGTCTGCTATATCCATAACCCAATCAACGTTATTTGGTGTATAATCACCTTTTTTGTTTAATACATACAGTACAACTTTGTCTGCCATGTCGTCTAAGTGATCAAACTTACCTACATGTTTTTCAATCCACTCATATGAACTATTACTAAAGTTATCACCGTCATTACCGTGTCTGTAAATAATTTTACCTACAGCTCTTAATAGTTCACCTTCAACAGTGTCTGCTTTGCCTTGTTTAGGAACTAGCTGATCATATAAATCACCATAAGCATCTTGATACTCGCCATTACCACTCCAGTAACGAGAATGATTATCAAAGTCCATTATTCTACGTTTAGGGGTTGGATCTTCTTTTACTGGTGTCTTCATGTATCCACCGTACTTTCTACTGTACAGCTCTCTCATTTGACTTGCCCAAGCTAAATTCCAGTTCACATTAAACTTTTTCTTAATTTCTGGAGTGTTCTGTGCTAGATAATTAGCAAGTAGTTTTCCGTATGCTAGGTCATAAAAGCCATTAGCCATTGGATCTAATCCAGGTCCTAGATCTTTTATTGTTTGTGCTACTACAGG